GATGATGGAATTTCTTAATAACTACAAAAAGGAAAAGTTATCTTACATATAAATAGTTATGTAAAACGTAAGGATATACTATGGATATAAACGAAGAACAATACGAAATCAGACAATTCAAACTCGCATCAGGTGAAGAGGTTGTGTGTGAGATTATTCAATGGCACAATGAAGAAGAACTTGAGATTGTGGTTAGGAAACCCATGAAACTTGTTATGGGTGAAATGGCTGAAACAGGTGTTCGATATTATTCATTCCGGCCGTGGATGGTATATCAAGAGAATCCAGAAGACTTGATTGTCTTGAATGGCCATCATGTCATTGGTATTGGATTTCCACCAAAAACTCTCATCGCACAATATGATGAGGCAGTTGATGAGATGGCGCAGATGAATAAACAAAGAGAAATTGAGTATGAGGAAGCGCACCCCACTTCTAAAGATATTGAAAATATCACAAAGAAAGTAAAAGCATCTGCGAAAGGTATTGAAGATTATTTAACACTGTTGAAGAATGATAGTGATTTTAGTAATGTAATTCAGTTTGACCCTAAGAAGGTTCATTAGGAGTATTCAACCCTCCCCAAAAGGCAGCTTAAGTATAACATGAATTACAACTTTTGTCAAGCATTATTTTTAGTTGACATGAGAAAAAAAATGTAGTATAATATGAATTAAATCTGGAGAATATTATGACAAAAGTAAAACCAAAAGATAAACCACATTATGTAAATAATGCACAGTTTTCACAGGCAGTAGTAGACTATGTTACTCTGTTGGATAAAGAACGTAAATCGGGAAATAATAATCTACCCAAAGTTCCTGACTATATCGCGGAATGTTTTCTCAAAATCTGTGAGGGATTGTCGCACAAATCAAACTTTGTTCGATACACATATCGCGAAGAGATGGTGATGGATGCGGTAGAGAATTGTCTCAAGGCGATTGAGAATTATAATCTAGAGGCAGCGACACGCACGGGTAAACCAAATGCGTTTGCATACTTTACACAGATTTCATGGTTTGCATTTTTACGCCGTATTGAAAAAGAAAAGAAACAACAGGATATTAAGATGAAGTATATCAATCAATCTGGTATTGAGAACTTCCTCGACAATGAACTGGGTGATGAACAATCAGCCTCAGTCGCACAGGCATTTGTTGACCAACTTCGTATTCGGATTGATGAGGTCAAAGAGAAAGACTCTGAGTGGAAAGATATTGTTAAAAAGGAACGTAAGAGACGCACAGTCAAAGCGGATTCTGATTTAAGTAATTTTATTGTTGACTAATATTGTCAAGTTTGGTATAATAGGAAAATGAAAAATCTATCCTATCACGGGAAGACCCTTGAACAAGCGCAATGGGTTCTCGATTACTTCGGGACACCAGAGAAACGCGAGTTGTATAAGGACAACCTGTCTTTTCAACAGTGGTTGGAAGATTGTCAGACGATAGTGGATGCAAGGAGATTAGACTATTAATGGATAAAAAAGAAAAAGTGGCGCATCGCAAGTTGCGTAAAAAAGCGATTAAAATGCAGAACGTGAGTTCTGTAAGATTGAGTATGGCAGAGGCATTGAAGAGAGTCGCAAATGAAGATAGCAATCCTAAATGATACCCATGCGGGTATTCGCAACTCCTCTGACATCTTTATGGATTACCAAGAACGCTTCTACAGTGAGGTGTTCTTTCCACATTTGTTAGAGAAAGACATCAAACACATTTTACATTTGGGTGATTATTACGACAATCGTAAGACTGTAAACTTCAAAGCACTATCACACAATCGTAAAATCTTTCTTGAACCTATGCGTAAACATGGTATCACTATGGATATTATTCCAGGCAATCATGACGTATACTACAAGAATACAAACGAACTGAATTCACTTAAAGAGTTGCAAGGACACTATATGAATGAGGTCAACCTTGTTCTTGAACCAAGTGTATTAAATTATGATGGTGTAAAGGTCGCACTCATTCCGTGGATTAATCAGGAGAATGAGGAAGACACTCTAAAGTTTCTGTCAAAATGTAAAGCAGATATTGTAGGCGCTCACTTGGAACTGCAAGGGTTTGAAATGCAGAAGGGTATGCCATGTCAAGATGGTATGGACAAGAAACACTTTGACCGTTTTGAAATGGTTTTATCTGGTCACTTCCATGCAAAGTCATCACAGGGTAATATCCACTATCTGGGAAGTCAGATGGAGTTCTTCTGGAATGACTGTAACGATGCAAAGTATTTTCACACATTTGATACGGAAACAAGAGAACTTGAATCGATTCGTAATCCTATCACAATATTTGAAAAGATTTATTATGACCATGAGAATATGAACAAGTTCAAAGACCTATCATATCTTGATAATAAGTTTGTCAAATTGATTGTGGTCAATAAGGGTGACCCGTATGAGTTTGAACGTTTTGTTGACCGTGTGCAGGCGCAGAAGATTCATGAACTAAAAATCGCAGAGGACTTCAAGGAGTTCATTGGTGAGAATGTTGAGGATGAAAATATATCTGTAGAGGATACACAGACGTTAGTATTCAACTATATAGATGCTGTCAATACTGATTTGGATAGAGACCGAATCAAGAAAGAAGTATCTGACCTTATGAAAGAAGCACAAAGCATGGAGATTGTATAGATGGGTCTGGGATTTAGTGATGGGTTCAAACCACCCGAAGGATTTTGGGAACACTATTGTCACATTGAAAACGATATCATCGGAACTGAAATTGGTTATGAGTGTAACTGGTGTGGGATGACGGAAGAAAAAAACAAATCGCTTGACAACTCCTAACCAGTGTGATATTATAACTAAATGATTAACTTTGAAAAATTAAGATTCAAAAACTTTTTGTCAACAGGTAATAACCTTACTGAGATTGACTTTGATGTGTCACCTACCACTTTGGTAGTGGGACATAATGGTGCGGGTAAATCGACTATGTTGGATGCTTTGTCATTCGGTCTATTTGGTAAACCTCATCGTAAAATTTCTAAACCTCAACTCGTCAACAGTATTAATCAAAAGGGTCTGTTGGTCGAAGTGGAGTTTAGAATTGGTTCACAGAAGTATAAGGTTGTCCGTGGTATCAAACCTAACAAGTTTGAAATCTGGGTCAATGGAAATATGGTGAATCAAAATTCTCATGCACGAGAATATCAACTCATGCTTGAGAATAATATTATCAAGTTGAACCATAAGTCCTTTCATCAAATCGTGGTTCTTGGGTCTTCATCCTTTGTGCCGTTCATGCAACTTACCTCTCAAGCGAGGCGTGAAGTGATTGAAGACTTACTTGATATCAATGTGTTCAGTAAGATGAACGGATTGTTAAAGGAACGAATGTCTATCCTGAAAGACCAGATTGGTGATAACGGTCACAAGTTGAGTATTGTCGAGACTAAAATTAATTCGCAGAAGAAATATCTTCGTGACTTGAGTTCAATAACTGCCCAGCAGAAGAAAGAAAAACTCGACACCATCAAATCTTTACAGGAAGACATTCGTGTCCTGAACGAGAAGAACGAGGAAATGACAAATGATATCACGGAGAAGTCCCCCTGTGTCATCGAGGGAACAGCTAAGGTATCTTCGGACATTACCTCTCTTGACAAATACATGGCGCAGTTCAAGACCCAACAGAAAGAAGTTGTCAAACAGGCAAAGTTCTTTGAGGATAATGATATCTGTCCGACCTGTTCACAAGAGATTGATGATAAAACCAAGAACTATCATCTTGACAGGTGCAAGACCAAAGCAGGGACTATCAAGAATGCACTCGACATGGGTGACCTACAGAGAAAAGAATTTCTGGGGAAACAAGAAGCCCTCCAAGTCCAGATGGATTGCCTACGGGAATGGCAATCAAAGGTTAACGCTAATAATCAAGAGATTAGGGCAATCAATCGGACAATCGATGGAATTAACGATGAACTGGTCAATCTCAACGAGGAAACTGGCGACCTCACAGAAGCGAACACTGAACTCGAAAACCTTCGCGTAGAGAAAGAAGGTCTGCAAGATGATAAGTATCGATTAAACGAACAGAATTCATATCATCGCATCAGTGCAGAGTTGTTGAAGGATACTGGTATCAAGACCAAGATTATCAAACAGTATCTACCTGTCATCAATAATCTGACCAATCAGTATCTACAGACTTTGGACTTCTTCGTTCACTTTGATTTGGATGAAAGTTTCACCGAAACAATTCGGTCACGACATCGTGACGCATTCTCCTATGACTCATTCAGTGAGGGAGAGAAACAACGTATCGACTTATCGTTACTATTTACTTGGAGACAGATTGCCAAGATGAAGAATAGTGTTGCAACAAATCTTCTTATTCTTGACGAGACCTTTGACTCATCCCTTGATGAAGAGGGTATCGAGAACCTGATGAAGATTATCGCAAGTCTGGGTGAGGACACAAATGTGTTTGTCATCTCTCACAAATCTGAACTGGAAGACGCAGCATTCCAACGCAGACTGGAGTTCGTGAAAGAAAAGAACTTCTCCAAGTTAAAAGCTGCTTGACAATCCTATCAGGATGTAGTATAATACACTTTATAAATTAGAAAAGGAATTTATTATGGAACTAACAGATACCACGTTGCAAGTATTGAAGAACTATGCAACAATCAATCCTAATATCGTAATCACAGAAGGTAGCGTTATCAAGACTATTTCAGTCGCTCGTAATGTTCTATCTACTGCACAACTCAATGAAGAGTTTCCGCAAGGTTTTGGAATCTATGACTTGAATGAGTTTCTGAATGTTCTATCATTGGTTGACTCTCCTCGTCTTTCATTTGAAAAAGACTATGTTGTAGTCGGTGACTCTACTGGTCGTTCCTCTGTGAAGTATTTTTTCTCTGACCCAGAGATGTTGACATCACCTGGCAAGGATATCAATATGCCAGAACCAGAGGTTAAGTTTACCCTAGATACTGATACGTTGGGTAAAGTCAAACGTGCGGCCGCTGCATTGGGTCATGAAGAGATTTCTATTACCCCAACAACTGGTGCAATCCGTTTGTCTGTTGTAGACAGTAAGGATGCAACATCTAATGCATTCTCTATCGAGGTAGAGGGTGACTATCCAGAAGGGGTTGACTTCAACTTTATTCTGAATGTTGGTAATGTGAAAGTTGTCAACGAAGACTTTGAGGTTGGGATTTCCTCTAAATTAATCTCACAATTTACGAGTAAACAATCTGCGATTGAATACTTTATTGCACTTGAAAAATCATCAACTTACGGAGCATAATGATGGCAAAAGCACAGAAAGACAATACTGCAATTTATGAACTAGGCAATCGCGTTTCTCGTTCAACCGTTGCGGTTATTGATACAGTAGTTCAACGAGGCGGTTTCAAAGGTGAGGAGCTCTCTACCATTGGTCAACTTCGCGACCAAGCAGTTCAAATTATCCAAATCTGCGAAGAGTATCAATCTGAACAAGGTGTCGAAGAAGATACCAAAGAGTAAGTCTGGCGTCCTCCTTTCCGCCGACTTGGGGTGGGGTGTGCGTCTCCTTTCCGCGCATCCCACCTTTTTCTTGACATATCACCTCTGATGTGATATACTTATTTTTTATTATGGAGAATGTATGAGTAATGAATTTCTGTGGGTTGAGAAGTATCGACCTCAAACTATTCAAGAAACAATCCTACCAGATGACCTGAAAGAAACCTTTCAGAAGATTATTGACTCTGGTGAGATACCCAACATGTTATTCACGGGGACTGCGGGTCTGGGTAAGACCACAGTTGCTCGTGCAATCTGTAACGAACTGGGTCTGGACTATATTGTAATCAATGGTTCAGAAGAAGGTAACATCGACACCCTGCGTGGTAAGATTAAACAGTTCGCATCGTCTGTCTCTCTATCAGGTGGATACAAAGTTGTCATCCTTGACGAGGCAGACTACCTCAATCCTCAATCTACACAACCCGCCCTGCGTGGGTTCATCGAAGAGTTCTCACAGAACTGTCGGTTCATTCTGACATGTAACTTCAAGAACCGTGTCATCGAACCCCTACACTCACGGTGCGGTGTGTATGAGTTCAATGTGAAGACCAACAAAGACCGTGCGACTCTGGGACAACAGTTCTTTCAACGGTGTCGTGACATCCTTCGTAAAGAAGAGATTGAGTTCAATAGTAAGACCGTTGCCAATCTGGTAATGAAACACTTCCCTGATTTTCGTAGGGGTCTGAACGAACTGCAACGGGGTAGTATCGGTGGTAGTATCACTACTGATATCATCGTTGAGGACAACAGTAAATATACTGACCTATATAAAAACTTGAAGGAAAAAGACTTCAAAAAAATGCGTCAGTGGGTCGTGAATAATATCGACCTTGAACCCGCATCAATCTTCCGTGGTGTATATGACAGTGTGGAAGGTAATGTCAAACCAGAGAGTGTGCCGCAACTTATTCTTATTCTTGCTGATTATCAATACAAGAATGCGTTTGTTGCAGACCACGAACTGAATTTAGTAGCGTGTCTTACAGAATGTATGGCAAATGTGGAGTATGTGTAAATGAATAAAGAATTTATTATATTTTGGTTAATCTTCTTCGGTCTCGGAGTCATTTCGATATGGAATGGTTAGTATTATTCCTAGTTATTAGTATCTATCTTGCCGTATATTGGGACTCCAATCACAGAGATTGAGATGGTTGCTGAAGAGATAGAACAAAGATGGGTAATAGACCGACAAGGAAAGAAACTTTTTCTCTTGAGATATTACTCTGAACATAATATATACGCTTACGTCAACGATGGCGCTGGGTATGGTTTTATCAAAGAGGATGCAATCAATGAGATATAAAACTTGGGAAAAAGTAATGGCTCGGTCTCTCGATTACTATATCGGGAGAACTGATGAGGATGAACCAAAAGTTCCTGTCCTAACAATGCGGCAGGCGAAGCGAGGATTATATATAAAGATAGTGCTTCAATTAGTCAATTGGTTGACTTGTTTCTTTATCATCGCGGGCGTAATCAGACATTGGGGGTAAACATGAAATATGTTAAAATTGGCGATAACGACCACATTCCAGAAGAACGAAGTTGGTATTACGATGACCACGGTAATCGTTTAGATAAACAAACTAACCAAGTTGTGGTTCTTGTTCCTACACTAAAAAACGACATAGAACGAGACCCTATGGTTCTTGTCAATGTCGAAGGAGAATGGATTCCTAAACAAATGGAGTTTGAGTTTGGATAAGTGGGATAAAGCGCATATGACAACAGCGAGTGTCTATGCAAAACTGTCATCAGCACAACGAATGCAAGTTGGTGCTATCCTTGTAAAAGATAATCGAATTATTTCTATTGGGTATAATGGTATGCCTTCGGGTTGGACTAACAATTGTGAAACAACAGATGAGTATGGAAATAATCTAAAAACGAAAGAAGAGGTATTACATGCAGAGACGAATGCTATTGCAAAGGTCGCGCAATCTAATGAATCAGCGAAGGCGTCTACTCTATACACAACATGCGCCCCATGTATCCACTGTGCAAAACTCATCTACCAAGCCGGCATATCAAGAGTTGTATACGGACACGGATATCGAGACAACAAAGGATTGACTTTCCTCAAACAATGTGATATACTACTTGAACAACTGGAGATTTAGATGAATCCCTTTGATTATGTAAATTCGATAAACTATACAAAGAAAGATGTGATGGAAGACGAGAAGACCTATAATGGGTTTATGGTCAACCGCAGTCTTTCTTACTTTCCTGATACTGTTGTTCTCGCAAATGAGATGAACAAATATCACCACCTAGACAACCGTCTACAATATCAATTTCTTATAAATATAGTTAGGAAACGGAAACGTTTTTCCAAATGGGTAAAACCTGAATTAGAAAATGACCTTGAGTTGGTGAAGGAATACTATGGCTATAGTAATGAAAAAGCAAGACAAGTCTTGTCACTCCTATCACCTTCTCAATTACAAACAATAAGAGAAAAGGTGAATAAAGGTGGAAGAAAGTAAATTAGCATCATGGAGTCCTGTGAACATGTTAGAGATTACTCTGGCAGAACCCGATGACTTCCTCAAAGTTCGTGAAACTCTGACCCGCATCGGCGTTGCATCACGCAAAGAAAATAAACTATTTCAATCATGTCATATACTCCATAAACAAGGACGATACTATATTGTCCACTTCAAAGAATTGTTTATGCTTGATGGTAAGAAAGCAAACCTAGAACAGTCTGATGTTGAGAGACGTAATACTATCGCAACGTTATTGTCAGATTGGGGTTTAGTAGAAATTCAAAATAAAGAAGTTGCACAAGACTGTGCGCCTCTTCGTCAAATCAAGATTATTGGTTACAAAGATAAAGACCAGTGGGAACTATGTCCAAAATACAACATTGGAAACAAATAGATTTTCAATCACATATTGACGAGGTTCGGAATAAAAAACATTGGTGGACAAGAGTAGATACCGAAGGATATAATTGGGAAAGACTAATGAAACTAGTCGATACCCATCCAGACGAACTCTACGACTGGAATCGTGAGAAACAACGTTTGGGTATGAACAGATTTCATCATCGAGATTCTGCACCACAGTTTGCAAAAGATATCCATAAAGATTTGGTAGATTTTCTAATTCCCAAAGCGCCTAAGAAAAAACCACACGAATATAAAAAAGGCGCACCGCATATTACCAACATCGCATTTGTTGGTTTCGGTCAATACTCTGGGTCATATCCTCGTCACAAAGATAGTATGGATGTCTTTCTTGTTCAGGTTATCAACAACTGTAAGATTACAATCGGGTATGATGAGAAACCTACCGACAAGGATGAGGTTCGTGTTATGACGCCAGGCGATGCAGTCTGGATACCACGAGGAACTTGGCATAAGTTAGAACCTAAAGTTTCCAGATGCACATTCTCATTTGGGTTTGAGAGTGACCCTGACTGTGACCCCGCATTCTTTGTTTAAGAAAGAGTTATTGAATGTATTTGAAAATATCTGGGTTCTAAAACATACTTGACAACATCAACCACTGCCTGTGGTGATTGACCAACATGGTCTTGCAATCTAGTCGCGATGTCTTGAGGTTTTATATTTACTATAGGTCGTGATGCACAATAGTCATCTTGTTCTTTTTTAGCTTTTCTATACTGTCTATACATATCATCCATCTGAAAATCCACATCAGTTAGTCTAGATGATATGTTTATTACAGTCCTGTTTTCATAATCTAACATTTTCAACATCTCAAGTTGTGAAGAGTCATACCCCGTTGGACTATGATTATATGCATTGTTGATGAATACATCATAATCTGAAAATGCAATTATCTGTCGGTGAGTATGATTAGAAATATCATACCCATTGGTTTTTGAGAAACCTTGAACCTCGTGTTCTTTGGATAGTTCATCATATAGTGCCTGACCAATACCGTTAGTATGACCAGTGATAACAATTTTCATTAAGGTCTTCCTTGACCACGATATGCTTTATGATTGCGTCTCTTATGTTTATTCATTGAACTGAAGATTGGTTTACGACCAATACTCGTGCCTTTTACTGTTGCTTCAATTCGAGTCGCAGTTTTTATTTTTTGTGCCATTTTTTT